ATTGCAGGCTCGCAGAGTGGCTGGTGCTCTGCCGTAAGTGGCAAGGATCTTGCGTGGACGCAGTTTCCGGTCCAGTCCAGCCTTGTCAACATGACTGCGACGCTCAACGACTGCACTGTAACTACGAACGGCGATACGCTTCGCGAGCAGCTTATGCTGACGTCGACCCAGGAGAATCTTAAGCAGCGCACGACCCCTACGAATGCCGACACGTTTGCATGGGGTCGCGACGATGTGCAGAACAACTCGGGTAACTTTTCGACCTACAGCGTTACAAATAATTTTGGTGACATTCCAAACGGTTCATGGCCTTCGGTTTGGTCTTCAAACGCTACGTGCAGCACTACGCTGACGTCTGCATCTGGATATGCTCCAACCTCTGGTACCGCTGCACAGTGGCCGTTTCTTGCTGCAGGTAAGGCGTACGCCTTTGTGCCCAGCACTGTACAGGGTGGCGAGGCTGGCAAGGGTGGCATTGGCTTTTACATTGCCACTGCATCGACTTCAGTCAAGCTTCCCGCGGGTTTTACATCTGGGCAGAACGTTCTTGTTCCTTTCTTTAATTACCAGCCTGTCTGGACGACGAACTTTCCGGGTGGTGACCTTTATGGCGCCGCATCTGGTGCTAACGGCGGCGGCACTGCAAATGCATTCACGGTCAACGGAACTACTCTGACCCTTAACGTGGCCGTGCCGCCAATGTGCATGCTCGGTGCTCGTCTTTACGACGCACTCGCCGGAAATTACAGTGTCGCTGCGCCTCCACAGTCGGCCGCGAACACTGTCAACACGTCGGCGAACGGTTGCTTCGCAATTGTGACGGGTCTCATTGCAGGCACCGTAACTGGTGGTGTTGCGAGAGGGTATGGCGGCCTCGGCCAGATTGGCTCTCAGTACCAGCTTACGTTCACGCAGACGCTTGCGGGTGTCACTACTCTTGTTGCCCCTGCAAGCGGGCCTCAGTCAATTTATGCGCTCCAGGGTGGATGCCCCGTGCAGCTGCCGCTGCCTGTCTATGGCACAATCAGCGTCACGGAGCCGATGGTAATTTCCCCGCTCATCTGGGCAGACTCTGCCGAGTTTCAGACGGTTGGCCTTTACGGCATGACCAATATGCAGTTTGTCATGAATTTCTCGACGCTTGGCACTACCCGCGCTGTTGCGTCGACTGCCGTTGTGCTTTCAGGCGCTCTTGCAAAGGCAAACGCGACTATGCCATACTGGCTTGACGATCTCACGCAGCCGAACCCTAACACCGGCAACGTCCTTCGTTCGTCTAACGTTCGCAGCGTGTTGTCCGATCTTACGTTTGCATCCACTGGCAATAGCAACGGACCGTGGTATGGTGGCGACAACACGATCCTTACCACTGCCGCAAACGCTCCCACGCTTTTCACGACCTTCCTCACGCCCGGTGTGGACGTCCAGCTTCCCGACGTTTCCACGGTTCCGTATGTGGAGTTCCCTCGTTACTTTTATTCGACTGGTATTACTAGCATTGCTACGGGTGATAACACGGTTCTGTCGCAGACGATTTCGCTCACGTCTATTCCCGACATGGTCATGGTGTACGTTAAGCCGGCAACGCGTGGTCCGTCGCAGCTCGACCAGTACATTCCAATCAACAGGGTTTCTGTCACCTTTGACAACTTTAGCAACCTTTGTTCGTCTTTCCAGCAGGTGCACCTTTACGAGTGCGCGGTCGCTGCGGGCCTCGACATGGACTGGCAGCAGTGGCGCGGGTTTACTCAGGCGCAGTACCCGTCTGGTGTACTTGGTCCGTGCAATTTTGATACCAACCCGCCTTACGCATACACCGGCCAGAGCCAGTACACGCAGACATCGGGTGGCCCGATCCTGCTGCGCATGGGCCAGGACATTACGCTGCAGCCCGGCCTCGCCCCGGGTTGCCTTGGCAACTACTCGTTTCAGATCCAGGTCACGCTTGACAACCGCCGTGGCTATTTCTCGTACACGCCGAGCACGGCCAGCCCGGTCATCACGATCATTGCCATCAACAGTGGCTTTTTCGAGACGATGCGTGGCCAGTCCGCCATCCGCAAGACCATTTTGTCGATGGCCGACGTGGCGGCGGCGACGAGCGACAGCGGTGTGTCCAAGACGCACCTTAACCGCATGGTTGGCCGTGGCCACTACATGAGCGGCGGCTCTTCGATGCTTCACCGCGGCCTGTCGTGGATGAAGAAGGCCCATGAGGTGAACGCTCGCCACGGCCTGACCAATCTCGCGCGCACGTACGGTGGCGAGGCTGGCTCTCGCATTGCGGACATGGCGGAGTCGGCCATGAGCCACGGCGCGGCGGCCCACGATTCGCTTTACGGCGGCGGCAAGCGCCACCGCGGCTCCGGTCTGTAAATCAAACACAAGTCACGCGTACGTTTACTGCTAAAATCGCGCGTCTACATCGACTGACATCCACCAACACGCGAAAATGAAGACGGTGGGTTCACGCGCTGAGGTTTTTCATGGCAACGCCAAACGGACATCGGGGCGTCTGGTAAAGGCTGACCTAATGAAGAATAAGGCTGGTCGTATTGTATCAATTCAAAAGCACAATGCGGGGAAGGAGGCGCTCAAGTACCTTCACGCAAAGGGGTATATCGCAGTAAAGGGCAAGTTTGGGAGTGCACGCAAGACACTTTCAACGGAAACTGTTGTCGTTAAGGACAGTGATGCCCTCGTTGATTTGCCGACTGACGTCAGTCGTGCAGTAGAGACTGCAGGTGCCGTCGGGCCGGCGGCGTGAGTGATGGCAACACGAGTAACACTGATTTGCAACGCGCACCACAAAAGGATCGAGCGTGACCCCCCTACTCGTGGCATACGCAATAAGCAACCCCCTCACATACATGCGAGTGTCGCGAGTGGCTGCATTTGTCATAAAGCGCTGTCTGTATTCCATTTTCCAACCCCGCTTTTCCCAACCCCGGTCAGGCAACGTAGACTTACCCGGACCGATAAGTTTGTCGATTCAATGAATTTAAAATCGAGAAAGTGTAATTTTTCGCAAATCCAAAAACCGAGACGCCCCCCGCCTTGTGCTCGTCTCAATTAGGCGCGGGAAAAAGCGCCGAGTGGAATCAGAGTCGAATTGCGCGAAATAAAATTGTTTTTCTGAAAATGTCGTCATCCTACGCGCTGACCTTTGCCTGTGGCGAGGAAACTGCCGATTTGCCCGCGCAGACTCGGAGTGTGCGGCGCCCAACGAGCGGCCCGGCGCCGCCGCCGCCTCGCCACGGATGGCAGGGCGCGAAGCCGCCACCGGCGTTGCTGCGGCAGGACATTGCGGCGCGCGAGGCAGCTCCGGACTTTAGCGATGACGAGGACTATTTGCGCTGCGAGGCCTTAGTGAAGCGGCATGGCGACGAAAAGAAGCGACAGCGTGAGGATGCACAGCGGTGCATTTGCGACAATGCCGTGCGCGCAGACTGCCCACTGCATGGCGACGATGCAGAAAGCGACACGGACGATGAAGAGGAGGAGGAGTGGAGCGCGGTGATGCCAGCACCACTTCCACCACCAGCAACGCGGCCTACCGCGGCAGTGGCTTCTTCGTCATCTTCGTCGTCTTCGGTGGCTGCGGGCAGCGGGCCGCCATCCAACGTGTCGGAGCTCATGGAAAGTGCCGTGCGCGAGGCTTTCAAGCAGGGCATCGAGCAGGGCAAGCGCATGCAGCTGCCCATGCACTGCAAGACATGCGCGGTGCGCAAGGAGCGCAACCGCGTGGCGGCCAAGGAGTCACGGACGAAGAAGCGGCGCGAGGCGGAGAGCGTGACACGTGGCATCATGCTGGCCCGCGCGGCAGAGCACGTGGCAGCAGTGGCCCGCGTGGCTCCGGTGGCTCCTCCGCCGCCGCCGCCACCGCCATCAGCAGAGCTTGACGAGGAGTCGCTTGTGCCGCCACCCTTTTAGCCAACGAGTGCAACGCGACGCCTACTCTCTAAAAGCTGAGACAGCAGCGTAATATACTCATTGCGGCGCGTTTCATAGTAGCGAAAAAGCGCAACATGCCCCTGCTTAAAAAAGAAGTCGCGTTGCCTGCGACACTCATCAATGAAATCAAAAAGGTCCAAACCATATACCAGATCGGACTCTTCGCGAAGCTGCGACGCAAGAACCATATACCCCACTTGCAACTGACGTTGGTCTACGTCAACCGACGCCATGCCGAAATTTCCAGCGAAAACGTCTTGTGTGAAACCGACTATGCGGCTAATTACGTTAAAAAATTGCGAAGTATCCGTTGAAAAATACGGGGTTGCCGCCTTGGCGACCAGTCCAGCACTTGTAACGCCCAAGCATCACTGGGCCTTTGAACTTGACCGCTTGCCGTGTCCGCAGCAGCAAGAGCAGCATGGAATGCCATGGGAGACCGAGGACAATACCAAATTTCGCCGTTTCCGCGAAAAGCTACCGAAAATCGTAACACCCGACTCGATTTTTACGAACGTGGCGTTACCAGCCTTGTCCTTGCCCGTGGGGAGTGCACAAAAGACACCAGAGTGGTACCAAGCGCGAGCATTTGCTGTCACGGCCAGTAGTTTTTCGGGCACAAGCGAAAACGCAGAGACCCTATTAAAGACAAAGACATACCCGCTAAAATACGGATTTAACGGAAATTCGTATACGGAGTGGGGATCTATGCACGAAAAGCACGCAGAAGAGGCATTTGTGACCTTCTTAGCGGAACGTGCAACGGATGGCTATGAGTTATGCCATCCAACGCATCTTCGCGACCCAACGCGCCCCTTTCTTGGCTTTAGCCCAGACGCGTTGCTTTGGAACAAGGACCATACCGAAGTGGATTTGGTAGAGTACAAGTGCCCGGCAGCGCGGCGCTCCGGTCCTGGCCATCCATACTCAAGCGATAAGCTAAATGTGCCTTCACGCTACATGTCGCAGATTCAGGGCAGCTTGCATTTGCTACGCGCGCTTTACCCAAACGCCCTGTGTGTCCGCGCGTGGTTTGTGGTTTGGCAGGCCCATCAGTTCCACGTGACTCACGTGCCGTACGTTGACCTGTACGCAAGAAAAACCGTTGAACAAGCGGAAACATTTTTTCGTGGGCGTTTTTTACCCGCGTGTGTTGACGCTGTTTTGACGCGCGAGAAAAGTATGCTTACGTTTGACAATGAGGAGGCGTGTTTTCAGTTTCACGAGGATCAGAGCTCAGACACCAACCTACGGACAAGCCCCGCCCCACCCGCTTCGGCAACCCTCGCAAGCTCTTCGGCCATATGCGAAGACGGCGCGCCTGTCGCTGCTGCCACTGTTGACTCCGCAGCTGACTCGGCAAGCTCCTCGACAAGCTCCGCGGCGTCCTGCGTCAAGTCAATGGGTGACGGAAATGACTTTTCGACCCAAACTGACAACAGCCTTGCGAGCCACGGAACCACGTAGACAAAAAAGTCACGCACGACGACATACATGAGAACGATCTGAATGGCCCACTCAAGAAAGCGCATTTCGATGGGCTGAACGCGCACATAAGTGACAGTTGGGGTGGGCGAGGGTGTCGGGGCCGTGGTGTGAACGAAAAGTCCCATCTCGGATTTTGTCAATAGACGTCTGTCGATAGTGTTTTACCGTTACAAAGATGTTCAAGATCGGTTCTTTTGACGTTAATGACGACACGTTTCAACCGATTGCCGTTCTCCATTCAAAGACATCTCCACGCGACGGCTTGTGTTTGCTTGTAGACGCAAAGCAGCGTTCAATTATTCCCACGCGTGACGTTTCGCTACCGGAAGGCGAGTACTTTGCGCTCGAACCTTCTAATTTGGAGGATGGACGCGATGTGATTATGGTGGGTGGCAAGTCTGGCAGTGGCAAGAGCCACACGGCGCGCAACTTTGCCCAGCGATACCACATTCTATGGCCTAAGCGACCAATCTTTGTAATTTCCTATCTGCAACACGACGAAACGCTGGATGCACTTCGCTTTTTGAAACGCCTCGATCCGGCTGTTGACTTTAAGGAGGGCCCCCCGCCTCTTGACTTTTTTACCGAGTCGCTCGCGATTTTTGACGACATTGAGGGGTTTCAACGCGACGATCCGGATGTCCACGACATGTTGCAACAGACAATTGATATGATTGCAACAACTGGGCGCCATAATCAAGCCTCGCTTCTCGTTGCATCTCACCTTTTAACGGATTATAAGCGTACGCGCCTTTTTCTCGGTGAAGCACAAAAGTTTGTCCTTTTTCCTAACGGGTGCAGTATGAAGCAAATGACAAACTTGCTTGGTCTTTATGGTGGATGCGACACGGAAGAGCTACGCCGCATTCGCCGCTTGCCAAGTCGTTGGGTTGCTTTGTGTACTACATTCCCATCGCTCGTTCTTTACGAATCAGGGTGTTATCTCCTTCATACAGACCATGGCGTAGAACCTGCAGCACCACGCAAGCGGTCGAGATCTGAAGACTTAGAGGAAGAGGACAAATCTGCACAATCCAAGACTTTGGCTCTCAAAGGCCCTTCACAGTAGAACACTGTAAGACAAAATGGTAAGTTTGCCGGGTGATGTTGCGCCAGAGCGCTTTCACGGGTTCTACGATCAGACTGCGCCCGCGCGCGACCTTTACCGTCTGCAGGCGCAGGATATTCCCCCGCGCGATTTTCTTGAGCGACAAAGTGGAATTCACGCGGGAATTCCGAATGCACGCGCAAAGCTTCGCGACATCAATGGATTTATGCACGCATCCACGAGCTATCATGCAGTCCAGAATGCCCCTCATTACATGAGGTCGCGCTGGCAGCATGTGGCGGAGCGCAATCGCGAAATCGCTGCGCGTGACCTTGCCAAGCACCACGAGGCAGTGCACAATTTGCGCCAGGAGCACAAGCATTATCTGGAGACAAGGGCAAAGAAACACCCTGAGGAGATTTTGCGAAGCGCTGCGTCAGGTTTAAAGCTAAAGCAGGCTATGCGCCAGGTGCTCCACAAGGGCAAATATGTGATGAAGCGCGAGACAGTGACCTCGACACGCAAAAGGGGGAAGTTTGAGGGTCCTAACGGTGCGCCGTATGGCCTTCCTGATACCGAGCAGCTTTTGCGAAAGATTGCAAAGGTCGGACCAGGGATTGATGAGGAAAACCTTATCGAACTCGCCGAGGTTGACAAGAAGCTTCAGGAGCGCCTTGCGCGTGATAAGAAGCTTACAATCGAGGAGGCTCGTCGGCTGGAGAATCTGGCACGCGAAATTTAAGCTGTATGTGCCACCGCTTGACGCTGCGCTCTTACACTATCTAATTTCTCCGCCCCTTTTCTCACAGGCCCGCCGTCGCGGTCGCGGTCTTCTCGACGTTGCCAAGTCACTTGCCAAGCAGGGTCTTACCGCGTCTAAGACGTATGGCGTGGCTGGTAAGCTTCAGAGCATGTCGGACCCGCGTGCACAGGTTGCGGGCAAGATCCTCGCTGCCATCGGTGGCCGGAAGCCGCGCCGCCACCACCGTGTCGTGCACCACCGCCGCCGCGTCCATCACCACCGCCGTTAGTGAAACTGCGTAACAATGAAAGTCAAGTAGTAAATAAACATATTGTTTATTCAAGAGTCCACGGGGATTCGTCGCCAAACATGGACCAGAATGAGGGTCTACGTAGGTGGAGGGTGGCTCAGAATGAACTCGCGGCGGAGGAGGTAAAAATCCGTTCACAAATGCAAAATATCGCGTCCTCGCGTCGTCTTGTCGGTCTTTTGCAGCAGTCAAATGCGGTGCATAAGGGCATGCGCCGCGAGGAGGATAACATCCAGCTTGTTTCTCGTTTTTATCACGTGAAGCCCCCTCCTCTTGTCCATGTTGGAAACCACTATGCGCCTACTTATCACGCGAACGCCCTAACGTCTATGACGCATGCAAGTGTCTTTAGTTCAGAGGAAATCGAGATGTTTAAATCCGATGGCAACCCTTCAATTCCCGCGGAAATTGCACTGCATGAGGGTGTTGCTGCGAAATATAAAGCGCGTCATATTCCTGACATCCAGCCTTATACTGGAGGTGCATTTGTACACCCAGAACCGACGAAGCCATCTGAAAAGGAAGCAGAGCTTCTTGATGCAGAGGACAAAGCGGAACAGGGTATTCAAGTAAACCTTCCTCCTAATATAATGGTAGACCAGGGGACCCAAGCAGGAGAAAGTTTCATTCGTGGTCGACGACCCCCCGGCGGAACAAAGTCTATTCAGACTCAGACTGAGGGTGATGAAGGCGGTGGGGGGAATCCACCCCCGCCCCCGCCACCCCCGCCGCCCCCGCGGCCCCCGACAAAGTCTATTGGGACTCAAACTGAGGGTAATGAAGGCGGTGGGGGGAATCCACCCCCACCCCCGCCTTCGCCTCCGCCTTCGCCTCCACCTTCGCCTCCGCCTTCGCTTCCGCCTTCGCCCCCGCCTGGTTCTCGTGTTGGTTCTGTTGGTACCGATGGATCTCGCACCGATTCAGGTGGATCAACCTCAAGCAGTGGATCGAGTGGCACTGAAGACAGCGGTGGGTTTGGTGACGATCAAAACGGCCTTGCTGATGCTGCTCGTCGTGCAGCAGAGGAGAAAGCAAAGCAAGAAGCAGATAAGGCACTTGCCGACGAACAGGGAAAGCCACAGGTACAAGTACCTCCACCACCGCCTCCGCCGCCCCCGCCGCCGCCTCCGCCGCCGGCAAATCCCGAGGTAGAGGCTACAGAGCGTTTAAGCATCCTACAACAGCTTGATAAGCTGACAGATCCAAATCATTATGGTATCCCATATTCTCAATTTGTCAGCTTTGCAAGTACAATTGAGGAGTTACGCAACAAACTTGAGACTGCGCGAAGGGATGGAGTGCCGATGCCGCAATCTGATGTTGACACAGCCATTGTTGGTGGACCTAAGCCACCTCCAGCACCAACTAAGTCGCTGGGCAAAAGCTCAAGACTGCTTAAATTGCTTTCTGAAAAGCTTTCTGGAAATCAAGCAGCTGCGATTGCTAATAAACCAGCTGCGATTGCTAAAGTCGAGGCTCTTAAATCTGCCCAAGCAATCCGCCTTGCAGCCGAAGCCGCTGCTGGTGGCGGTGGGGGTGCCGCACCGCCTCCTCCTTCACCTCCGCCTCCTCCACCTGATCTAGCCCCGCGTCCAAATGTTGAACCTATAGTTGCCCCTGCCAATCCTGTTTCACCGGCCGAAGAACTACTAAGGTCTCGCCTTGCCGGTGAGGTATTTCCTGCTCTCAGTAAAATTGATTATAGAATGGATGTCAATACTGCGGCACTTACAAGTAAACTCGTACCGGTTGTCATGCTAGTTTCCAGGGTGACCATGGTGCAAACCGGAGATCCCGTAAAGCCAGAGAGGCCTTGGACACAAGCTGATATTCTTAATGCAGCGTCGGCTATTGCGCACGCAGTGCAGGGATACACCGAAAGGGAACGCAGAGATCGCGTCAAGAATATTTTTGAGGTGTCTTTGTTCAAAGGGTTTCGAAACGTAATTAAAGGAACGCGGGCACAAACAAGTATTGGCCCGAAAGCTGGAAAGCTAGACACAAACTTTTCGGGTACAATGGGTGGATTTGGCAAGCCTGCATCTGCAAAGAGGCCTCGTTTTGAGAAGGGCTCGCCAGAGGCAAAGGCATTTATGGCGGAACTTCGCGCAAAGCGCCACAAGAAGTAGATGTGAAACGCTAAATTTGCTTTGCCCTCTTCCACGCGCGCACGTGCTTGTGAAACTGAGGTTCATCATCACTCGAAGAACTCGAGCTTTCATCGGCTGGAATGCCATGAAGCATTGACCGTCGGTAATTAGACATTGGAGTAGCAATAAGCTTTCGCACATACGCCGACTTCTGACCAAACGCCTTGTACCCACCCTCCATTTTGTGGTGTGACATCGGAGGTGCCTCCATTCGAGCGGCGGCAAGCTCTTTTCGTGCCTCAAGTTCAACACGCGGACGGTTGTGTTGATCCGGATTCGGGGCCTTTAGTTCGACATGGTGATTTGCCTTAATGGCTTTCCATGTGCGAAACCGCCTTGCGACCGCCTGTTGCAACACGTACTTTACTCGCTTTACACTCTCCTCGCTTAGCGGGCCTTTCGGTCCATGAAGCAGGGGATTATCACTGGACTGGCGCACTGTACCACCTGGTCCAAAATAGCGCCCATAGAGCTTCCGAGTTCGCATAAGAGCATCGTATGCCTCGCGCTCGTTAAAAATTCTAGGGTCGGCCATTGTGATGTGGAAAGATGTCTTCCCTTTACACCGTGACGTCGGCGAATCGCTGGCTTCCAGCCTCAAAAAAGCCTTTCCTAACCTTTGCTCGAATTGCCGCGGGTGGGCTTTCACGGGCGTCGCCCACTGGACAGCCATTGGATGCGCTACATGCACAATACCCTAAAACACCCATTACAGCCACAATAGGGACAGTGGGCGGTGGCCCGCCTCCCACTCTTCAGCTCACTGGGTTTACGTGGATTGGGGCAGTTGGTGGTACAGCAGCAAAGCCGAATTGGACATGGGCAATAAGCAGCGGAGTGGCGGATAGCATCACGATTAATTTTTATGGAGATGCAAAAACGACACCAACTACATTACTTGATTCTGTTACAGGCGGAGGAGCGCTGTTGTCATATCAGTATATAGGAACAACTGTCGCCAATAATTATTACAGAATTTATGTTGTTGCCACAAATGCATCAGGATCCTCAAATCTTTCAGACATAGAATTTAACCATCTTGCAATTGCTCCGACTGTAACCCTGACTTCATTTGCCTTTCTTGGCACTATTGGCGGAACGTACGCGCAGCCATCATGGGTATGGTCTTATGGTGGCGATCCAGCAACGTCATATACATGGAATATTACTCAATTAGACACCAACCAAGCTAATCCAGTTACATTAGATTCTGGTACGTCACCAATAACCAACTATACATACTCCGGGGCAACCATATACAGTTGCTATTATGTGTTAAATGTAACAGCAACAAATGCAACAGGAGTGGCAACTTTAACAAGTCAAAAAGCCAACGTGTCACCATTGACGATTGCAATAACATCCCAGTCAATCGGTGTAGGAATTAGTGCTCCTATTTCTTTGACCATAACATCGACAGACTGTAAAATTATTAACGTTCAATTATATCAAAGTAAATCTACAACCGACCCAGGAATATCTCTTTCCGGTTATACATTAATAAATACGTATTCGGTAAATCCCATTACTGGGTATGATTCATACACTCGCAATGGCGCAACAATTATCGGAAGATATTATCGGTGGAGGGTAACGGCCGTCAATAATGCTTCTATAACAGCAACTACTCTATTTCCAGGACCTTCATTGTTATGTGCATCAAGCTAAATGCTTCGCATCCGCATTCCACCAAGTGGGTTTATTGAAGTCGCAGAGGAAGCAGATATAATGGGTCGCTTCGATGAGAGCTTACAGCGCATTCTTTTTCTCCTTCAAAACGCAGCACGAAAGCGCGACGCAAAGCAAACACATCTCCTTACAGTTTCGTTGCATGCGTTCCTTCACTACAAAGGCGGAAACTACTCGCTTACTACGAAGCAGCCGCGTTCGAGCCCAGCCGCAGAAGCACCGGTGGCTCTGGCGTCTCGTCGGCCTTCGGAGAAAGAACCGCCGCCTTCAAATCCTTCTCCTCTGCATCCATCCGCGCCTTGTCCAAAGGAGAAAACTCAAACTCATCCCGCATCTTGAGCCACGTAGAATAGACGAGCTGGAGCTCGGCGAGCTCGTCCATCATATTCTTGGGCGCAAGGCAAAAGCCCGTCTCCGTGATCCAGAACTCCCAACCCGCCTTGTCAAAGACATCCTTGCGCAGTGCATTGTCTGTGGTCTGCGAGGAGCTTAGAAACGACCGCGCCGTGGGACCAAAAATGAAGCGGAACTGCCACGGCATGTGGCGCGCGCTCACCGTCTTCAGCATCGCACAGAGCGGCGCGAAGGACTGGAAGACAGCAATGTGCGGCGGCGCGCTATTCGGCTCATCGATGCCGTTGCCGAGACCAAAGCGAACATAGGGCTCCTTCACGACCAAATCCAAAAACTCCTCCGTCAGCTTCGGGAGCATGTGAGTCGTCCAAAAGTGGCGACGCACATCCTCGTCAATAGATCCGTTGCGAATCTCCTCGCGCTGCTTGGCCGACACGAGCCCACCGAAGTGGTTTGCAGTTGCAATTTCGGCGCCGACGTTGAATGACATTTTGAAAGGCGTCAGACGACGTAAAGGGGTTGCGCTAAAATTGTGTGCACTTCACGTGTCCATTGCCTCCTCCGTAATATTTGGCATCTGATTCACACTGCACTCTTCAATGCAGTCTAGAATACATTGCGCGATAGGTGCCACGTCGTTTTGGTTGCACCGCGCATTTGCCTTTTCAGAGCCGCGCCATCCCGGAGGGACGCTGCTCCAAAAGCGACAACTATAAGGAAAAAATGCATGTGGCTGAGGCGAGCCGATGACGCCAGCCACAAAGACTCGCGGATCCTCCTTGTTCTCGTCATCAATCTTGAACACCTCATGCATGCGGATAAAAAAAATCGCATCATTAATGGTACAATTTTGTAAATCAGGGTGGTCGCGCATGACCACCGCCTCGCTCAACGCAAGTTGCCAATCAGTGTCCTTGTCGTGAAAACACTCTGCCTGGATGCTATCGCGCTTTTTTGCGAAAAGCATGATGGCTTCGGACACGATTGCTCGCATTGCCTTTACATCCTCGTCCTTCGGTGCAACGGTCTCGCGTTGCATGTTGACTGACGTGGGTTGACTGTAGTCGCTGGACCCGTCGATCCACTCGTCTAGGTCATATGTCGACATTTATTTATGTGCCGAAACTTGTCCACATAATATGCTGCGTCCCCGATCCGGCTGAACTCCAGCCAATTGTAAATGCATTCGCCGCCGTCGGATTTGCGTATAGCTGTGCAGTTGGTGCATCGCGCATTGTCACCTGCACAACATAACTAGAAGAACTCGTGTATGCTGCAGGAATAGTGACTACAGCCGTACCACTAGTACCTGTACCTGTTGCCGTTCCGTATTGAATTACTGGTTCAAGTACCTGGTTTGATCCGAGATCTCGATAGAGACCGCCGTGCATATAAACACTACTCCCAGAGGGTGGTTGAAGTTCAAGGTTACCGTTACCTCTTAGATTAACACTTGCTGTTCCACAAAGAAGCCTAATAGCGCCATCACCGCCAGGCGCATTGATATCGTAGAACGGGTACGAAAATCCACCTGGTGTGTATGCAGCCATGCGACAGGTATTAGCAAACGTAAACGTAGTACCCACGTTGCTAATAATATTGGAATTCATATTTAAGTTTCCAATCAACTTCATGTTTCCGCTGTCATCATCAATTTCTCCCCCCGAGTTAAATACCAATCTGTTTACTCCACCAACACTATTGTTGTCCATGTTGAGATTTCCGTTGGGAATATAAAGATTAGTGTTACTTAAAATGGTTTGACCTCCAGGTGTAGATATGGTTAAATTACCGGACGACGTTATACTTCCCACATTCGTAATGGCATAACCACTCATATTCAAAATTGTTGTTGCGACACCGCTCCATGCCCCACCAGACGCTGCGATTTTATAAAGCCATCGCGTCACCACACTATCACTGCCCTGGCCTTGAACTGCCAGTGGTGAAATTGTGTTCATTTTGATGGCATTGGATGATGTTTGTACGAAGTATATGTGTGTGTTGTTTCGGAAGTGAAGTATGTATTCGTCCGTCGCGCCCGCCCGGTTCTTATGTTCACTTCCG